AAGTTTGTTGATTTCCTACCTAATTCCGCCCATTCTTCCATTAATCTTTCGGCTTCATCAGGATCACCACCAGCTTTACTATAGGCCGCTTGTTCGGTTGGGAAATCCTCGTAGAAAATCTTCATTACTTTAGAAACCGATGGAAAGTCGGATCGTAGATTACCTCCCTTATCCAACATAGTATATTTATGACTCTCTTCTTCAAAGGTGAGTTGGAACTCTTTTTGTTTCTCAGAAATAATATCTCTTATTTCTTGCGCTATTTTTTTTAAATCCATTATTTTATTATATGATAATATTCATCTTTTATTTCGCCTCGTAGGTCAGCAATATCCTTTTCATCAGGTAATTTAATTAACTTTATTCTATCCCATAGATCACCACCATGCAATTCGTGGTATAACTTAACCGAATTACTCCACGCATCGGCGTCAAGGCAAATAATAATATCACCTTTAGCCTTTTGATAAATGGTTTCAAATAATAGTTCGGACATATGTTTACCCAACATTGGTATTGCATTGTCTAAAAATAAACCATCAAATGCACCCTCAACTAAATAAACATCTTTATTCCAATCAATTAAACTTTCCCAAAATATAATTTTGTCTTTTTCCGCAATTGGGTTCTTGTATTTTGCTCGGGACATAGGGTTCCAACTTCTTGCAATATAATAGTTTAATTCACCTTTTTTATTATAAGATGGAATGACGATACGACCGGCGTGGTCTCCTTTATCGCAAAATCCAATTCCAAATTTTTCAATCATATCATCGGTAATTCCACGACTTTTAAGATAATTCATCGCTTGTCTTCTAACGGGGTATACCGTACTTGACTCTTTGAATAGGGTAAATCCTTCAGGTAATTTGAGTGCTTTTTTACTTTTCTCTCGTTTTACGACAGTTTCGGGTTTAAGGACATTATATAGTTTTTTATGTTTCTTGTTTCCGTACTTATCAAACAACTTACCTAAAGACCCGTGAGTTCCCTCTGAATCACCGCAGTTCCAACATTTGTATACGTTGCTAACATAATTCACTTCCAAATTGTGCTTATTCCTACCATCATCGCAAATTGGGCAATTGAATGAAATTTGTGCGCGATTGGGGTAGTGAAGTCCGTGATCACCAAGAACATCTTCCAATAACTCAACTAAAGCTTCATTTTCATCCATCCCTTATAATATAAACATAAACTTTCAATACATCAACTACACAAACTTTTGAGTTCTTTTATATTTATTGTTGATATGCCAACACAAATCACCATTTCTACACTTTCGGGTTCTACACCTTTTGACGTTTATACTTGTGACACAGGTTATACAACCTGTATTTATATATCCACAATAACGTCAGGACAAGTACCGTATAGTTTTGATTTACCTTTCATTCAAGAAGGTATGGCATCTGTGGGAATTAAGGTCGTTGATAATAACAGTTGTATAATTGAATCTAATATCATAATATAAAATGGCTTGCACAAATTTAGGTCAATTCTCATTTAACGCATTAACAGATGCTAATATATGCTATTCAGCATTAACAACAACATTATATGGCGATTCTCTACTGACCGGTGTTACAGTTTATTCAGATTACGAATGTAAGATACTCGCTACTCCAGGTTACTATTGTAACGGTATTAACATTTATGCACTAAACGGATTAAGTGAAATTAGGTCAATAACCGCTTGTCCTTGTACTTTATTTTATTGTGTCCATAATGATATAACTTATAATGATAATTACCAATGGAAGGGAACTTATAATGGATATAGTTATTATTCTGGTTTAACCACCGGTAAGTTTATATTTTATTCCACATCAGAAACAAGATGGTGTTTAGCATCAAATCTTGGTGATCCTTGTGTTCAATTTGGCCCTTACGGTAGTACATCAAATTGTCCCGATCTTGACGATACGGTTATGTATGATGGTGCTTGCGTAACCACAACAACAACAACAAATCCTTGTACGACATTTGATTTTGATGCTGTTTTTGATTGTTTGGTACCGGAATCTCCAACTCCAACACCAAGTAATACTCCAACACCCACACCAACTCCAAGTCCGTCACCATCAAACCCTTGTGGTGGTAGAAGTATGACGGTTACATCAAGTGGATACACTCCTACTCCAACACCAACAATGACTCCAACACCTACACCATCACCACAAGTGACTCGTCCTTGTAATTTTTCAGGTGAGGTGATCTTTAACGCATTCTCCGAATACATGCAGTGTGCCAATAGTAAGAAGTTTAAAGATTGTTTTACGGGTATTGATTATTACACTTCTGAAGTTGTTTTAGTTTCAGGAACTACATCACCAAAAGAAAATTATATTTATAATGCTGTAATCAACGGTCAAGGATATTGTGTGATATATGAAGGTTTATATGAAAACATAAGTGGTGTTGATAATATCTCATTAACAAGTGAGGTTGGTTCATCATTAGATGGTGCTTGTTTGGATTGTTTACCTAATTTAACTCAAACCCCAACACCAACACCTACATCAACCCCTACACCAACACCAAGTCCTTCACCTTGTGTTAGTTATGAGTATAGAATAACCAATCAGAGTCCAGTACCCGTTAAATTTGATTATATTGGTTGTGGTGGATCTGAATCTCAAAATGTTCCATCATATTCCGCATCTATTATCTGTGCATCGGTGACTCCAACAACCACATCACCTAATATACAAATAGAATCTTTAGGTTCAATTTGTATATAAAAAAAAATATCGTCTAAAAAGACGATATTTACGATTATCGGTATTTTAACCGATATTAAGCCCAAATTTCTTTTAACCTCATAAACCCTAATACACAGGTATAGGCATCTGTTTGGTCAAAGTTTTCTTTCTTAAGTGTGTTGTTTTTGGTATATAACCACTTGATTTGAGGTTCTCTTTTAGCGACTTTATCCCAAATAATCATTTTTTTATCAGCATCTTTTGGGAATCCACCAAATAAAACAAATTTCTTCTTATCATTCTCTCTAACCAAGTCGGGGAACGCAAACTTCCTTGAGTTATATGTTGATATAAACTCAGGTACAATACCTAATATATTATATATCTCTTTAAAGATAAAACTATTAAACCTTAATAATGTTTGTATGGTGTATACGTTATTAGAATTAAGTAATGGCTCTTCAATAACTACTCTTACGATTCCAAGATCCTTATATTGTTTTAATTTCTCGGCAAAAATTTCTGATTTCAATAACAACTCCTTAAGTTTATCATCTTCGTTTTTATCCATCTTTGGTCTTGGTGAGACGTGGGTTAGTTCCATTAATTCTTGAGTTTTGATATCAAATAACGCCCACCCTATGGTTCTTGTTGAAACGTCTAAACCTAAAACTTTAGGTGAGTTTTTTAAATTTTTTGCCATAAACAATAATGTTTTTTAATATAATAATGTAAAACAATAAAAATTGTAGTTTTTTAGAAATCTAACTTAACGACGTACTGTTGAATGCCTTGTCTTAATACCGGTGATTGTAGTTTAGACATAACCAATATGTCTTGATTCTCATCCAATAAAGCGATTTCGGTAACATATGACTGTGTTCCAGGTGTCCAAGTTGGGTTCTGTGAAACCAAGAACTCGTTGAAACTTAAGTTGATTTTATATTTCATCTCATATATTGTTGCTTGAATATCTGTCTCTAAACTACCGTAAAAGTAATACTCGTCACCAAAGTTAAGTTGTTGTCCTGTTGCGCCGTTTTGAACCAATTCAACGTAATTATTCAAATTGTAGTAAGGCGCTGAACTGTAATTTTCTGCAGTAACGATAAACGTAGTTGCCGTTAAGGATTGTTGCGTTACATACCCATTTAAAAACAAATCACTTATCTGAGAGGTAAAATCAATCAATCTCCATTGTGTTGGGTCAGGTCTTTGACCTACTTCCGTTTTTTGAGCCAACACTTGGAACTCGGTTGCGTAGAATCCTGCTGGAACAGTACAAGTAGGACAAGATGTTGTTGTTGTCGTAACATAAGGTTCTTGAGATGTTGTAGTTGTCGTTGTTGTTGGGGTAAACCCAGGTTGTACAAGACAATTAAACTCACCACCAAATCTAACAGCCACATTCTGTGGTGTGTCAGGTGTACAAACATTTGCGGTTCCTACAACACTTGTATAGTAATTACTGTGTAGTGAGTTTGTAAATGTATTGGTGTTTGATAATCTATAAGTAACCCAAAGAGTTTCGTTACCACCAGTTAATACCCCTGTAGAGTTAGAAACTCCACCTGTATTTGGTGTAATTAATGAAACTTGTGGTGCCGGTAAAGTCCAGTTTCTATTTGATTTATATGATAATGCCGCAACAATTTCTTCGTCATCAATAATAATCAATTTAGAATCAGGGAATACTTTACCAATTCTACTTGGTAATCCATTTGGTTGAGCAAATGTGTCCCAAAGGTTATAGTATCTTAAACCAGGTTGGTTCATATTGTCAGATACACTTGATTTAATATATTGTACTTGGAATAAGTTTTTACCATCAAACCCCGGAGGATCAACCCAAAAAGTTTGACCGTAACAACATTCAGGGTTTTTGTGCCACATCAAAGTTGGTATATGTAATTTAAAGTTCCTTGCCTGTCCTTGAGTGTTATCAGGATTTTGAGTATCGTAAGGTTCTAAAGCAAATTTTTCTCCATAGAAAAAATCTATTGTTTGATTCGTATAGTGAATGATCGCAATTGCTTTTTGTTCTTCAGGTGTTACAACTTTCTTTTCACCAAAAGAGTTATAATAGTAAACAGAATCTGTTGATGTCTGAGCACTTGATGTGGTATAACCAAAATATTCTTTTTGACCAATATAATTAATTGATCCGAATTTAGTATAATCTTGATATGTACTTGAGTTTAGTCCGGCAGGACTTTCTGTCCACGGAATGTTCATATTCCAAATTTTAACATCAAATTGATCGGTATCACAAACCGATTCAAAATCAATAACACTTTGACTCCAATGTGGTTCAGGTGTAAAACTATCGTACAATGGAACCATTTGTGGTGGGTAGATTAAAGTTCTTGCCCAACAATCAATAGAAAGATCTGTAAAATCAGGTGTTGATCTATCTAAAGTTAAAACATTGCCACAAACCGCAACAATTCTATATGTAAGGATTGAAAAGCAACTAATTACATCTTTATTACAATCAGGTACCGGTGGTAACGGACACTGTGGTGTATTTGAAGGTGTTAAGCACGGTGTATGTGTTGGGGTTGGTGTTGGTGTTGCCGAAGCGCAAGGTATTGACGCAGTTGTTGACGGTGTTGGTGTTGGTGTAGGCGTTTGACCCACAGATGCGGTTGGTGTTGGTGTTGGTAAATTACTACAAGAACAATCAGTTTCTGCTCTACCATCATAATAAATGGTGATGAAGTCTCCAACGCTAGGAGTGTTATCATTTTGAGTATTACAATCCATTCTCTGAACCGTAATTTCATTTGTGCCGTTCAATGAAGACATATTAACCACATAGTTAGGTGTAATAACATAACTATTGTTTACAAGTGCTTTCCAATTTACGGTTGATGCGGTTGTATTTCCTGTGAAGAAACCTCTCATAGCAGCTCTGTTATAAACAGATTCAATACCAGAATCCATAAATGGAATTCCATATATATTTGTCTGACCTTCGTCAACTAAATAAGGGTATTTAATGTATTGTCTATTTGATTCTGGAACACCAGAACTATTTTGTGAATTAAACTCCGGTTCTAAAACAACCGTGTTAGTTTGATTATAAGTATCGGGAAGTTTGTTGTATGAAACTTCACTATCACCCAAAGCAAAATATGTTATTCTGAAGTTACCCTCAGATAACCTTTGTCTACCTGTGTCCGTAACACGAGTATTGACTAAACCTGATGTATTTTTTATGATGTATGCCATTATCTGATAAATATTCTTATATTAAGAAAGGTGGTCTTGGGTTTATTACGTTTATATCACAACAACTACAGTTGTTCATTAAAACATTGGTAATGTTTATTTGATAATTACCCGCAGCCTCAACACAGTCACCAACAGGGCTATTTACAATACTACTTGTTGTTGATCCATTTATTGTTTGATTACTACCCATTGTAATTGTATTCATATAAGTTACATTCTCATAAAGTATCGTAATTGGTGAATCCGCAGTACACGGCCCACCCAAAGGAACTGTTGTGTTTTGTACATTATCCAATGTCATATTTCCGATTCCAGTTATCGTTGTTGTATTATTATATGTTGGTGTAGGTGATAACGTATCGGGGTAATAATAGAACGTTGATTGATGAACCAAATCAAAAGTTATGGTTACCCCATTAGGTAATGTTGGTGTAGTAATACTGAATAATCCAGTACTATAATTGATATCTAATTCTAAAACATAACTAGATATTTGGTTTGTGGTATTAACTGTTACAGACGTAGATCCTATAGTTGTATTTGAATCTTGAACAAACACAGAATAGCTTCCTGGTGTTAATCCATTAAATATTGGTGACGGTTGGTATGACAATCCTCCATTAATTGAATATTGATATGGTGATTGTCCTCCTGATGCGGTTACAATCAAACTACCATTTTCACCACACAATGCGTCGTTTACAACCACAGACACCGACACGGTATATGCAGAAGAACATAGTCCCTCAATAATATCCAAACTTAATACTTCAGGTGAACCCAAAACTTGCCAATTACTAATTGGTGGATCTGAAGGATCATTATTAATTAATAAAACAGATGGATTTGAGTACCCTGTCATTGTCCATTGTGATGGTGTTGACCCTGTATTCCAATATATAACATATTGGTTTGTTACTGAAGACCAACTTGGTTGTCCGTTAATATCTAAACCAGGTGTTAAATCAATTTGTATTGTATCAGTTAACACACCCGGTGTATTACTTCTAACCACCAATGTTGCACACAAAGGGTTAGTTATTTTAGGGATTACAGGTAAAGTACAATTACCTGGATAAGATTCTTCAATAAAATATGTTGAACTACCGCTTATTGTCCAAGTGTCTCCTGATGGGTATAAATAACCACCATTATTTAATGACTCATAAAACGATCCCTGACAATCTAAACTCTCACAGAAAATCCAAACATTTTGAGATTGACTCCAAAACACATAACCTAATACAGTTGTCCCATATTGTAATTTATAATACGGTTTACCATTTTTCAACCCTAAACTGTCTGTTGATATGTACACTAAACTATCTTCAACAATACCTGAAACAACAAAACACATACCCGAAAAAGTGGTAGTTTCTGCAGTTAAAACACATTTTGTAAATGCGGTAAAATCATTATAATAATCTGTAACGGTCGCTTTGTATTCACCAATACCTAAATTCATTAATGCCGGTGCGTAACTTCCTGAGTCCCAAGCAACTGTATAAGGTGGCGTTCCTCCCGTTATAATTAAAGCAGTTGCCCCATCAAAAGACGTATCGCTTGATGGTTGTAAAACCGAACAAGTTACCCCCATTGGGAATATCGTTATGACATCACATTCGTTTGATCGTTTAATACTTGGTGTTGTTGAATTTCCCATTATCTATATAAATAATCATATATTGTATTTTTGAATATAAGTTTTCATATTCTCAATATATTTTATTGTGGAACTATCCTTGTCTATGTAGTCAAAGTGGTTAGGGTTCTCTCTCATTTTTAATATAGGATCAGTATTAATATAATCACCTTTGTAGAATTTTGTAGTTTTTAGGTTATCTGTGACACCAGCCATATGTAGTATTGGGTGTTGCTCGTATTTTTTAATATTATCAGTAGCCCAAGAAAAACCCATTTCATCTGATATCTTTGTTTCAAAACCATACATCCATAAGTTCCAAAGTAATGCCCACATTTCTGCCGTCCAAAACTGAATTTGACCCGGATTAATCGGAAATCTTTTTTGGTAATTTAACATTTGATCGTACAACTTAATTGAATCTTTATAGATCTTATCCCATAATTCACAGTTTGAGTTCTTAATAAGGTATTGTCCTCCACCTGAATTTTTTTGATTGGTTTTAATTGTATCAACGTCAATTCCAATAACTTCAGACATTTCACTTATAAGTTGTCCCTTTTCGGTGTTTGGGTGTTTTTGTTCATATCTCCCACAACAATCCATAATGTAACCATATCCAATATAAGCTATGGTATCAGACAAATAACAAACCTCATCCTGTAATAACTCATCAAAACTCGGTAGTTGGTTGAGGATTATATCTGCATCGTGTAGAAAGAATAATTTACCGTGATCAGGATTTGACTGAATCCATTTTGATATGAGATACGGTTTTATACTTGGTATGTAATGTTTCCTTGCCCTTTCATCCACAAAGTAATGTATGTTAATACCTAACTCTTTTAATTGTTCTGATTGGGGGGATGGTTTTGTTTTACCTTGGACTAACCCTAAAACTACGTGTATTTGATCCGGTTTAATTCCTTTTTCTATAAAATTATGGACATATAACTTTATTTGCCAAATAAAATAGGGGACATCTGGTTGTGCCGAAACAAATAGTATGTTTTCCATAAAGGAAAATTAGATTAAAATACAATAAAGTGAATTAATTTTTTTGTTTAGAAAATTTTGTTCAATACGAAAATATCACTGTAAATTGAGTTACCCGTATCGGTACTACCCCAACTTATTAATATATCCAAAGTATTGGGGATTGTTGTATCAAATGTGGTATTATTGACCGTATTAAAAGAAAACCCTTCAACATTACCGTTACTTGTTTTAGTGTAATGAAATGTACCTAAGGAAACTATTGACGCAACTCCAGCGGATCCAATTTGTCTTATAGTAAAATTAATTGACATATCCCAAATATCATTGGTGGTCACTGGTAGTGTTTGTGTCCCACTATCAAGTAAGACCACAGAATTTGCCTTTACTCTAATGTTTATTGTCTCATTATTTTTTGAGTTCATAACACCAGCAATATCCGCTCTAAAACTATCACCAACACTAAAACCATTTGCTGGAACACTCAAAGTTCCTAAACCTCCGTTAATAAGACTTGTCTCAACTGTCGTTGCACTTATTACTGTACTATTACCTGTTTGAGCAAATAACCCATATGCTGTTGGTCCCGGAATTTGTTTAACTTTTATATTACCTGTTGATGAATCTCTTGTTAAATAATTCGCACTCAAACTAGTGTCAGTAGTTGGTGTTGATGAAATATTAAGTGTGGATGCCGTTAAACCCCCGTTAATTCTTGTATTTCCACTAACATCAAGTCTTAATCCGGCATTTGTTGTTGTTCCAATTCCAACAGAACTACCAGACATCTTAACTAGATCCGCATTGTTTACTCTAAAGTTTATGTAGCTTGATGAAAATGAATTGTTAGTCGCAAACATATCAATACCGACAGGTACACTTGAATTATCTGAAATTCCTAATTGGGTGATTCTGTTAGAGTTCAAATCGTCTCCACCACTTGATGCTATAAATGGCCCTTCTTTGTTAACACCACCTGTGGATGTAATTAATAATTCTCCAGTTCTTTGATAAATAGATCCATTAACATCTAAGTCATAGAGAGGGGAGTTAATACCAATTCCCAATCTTTTATTTGTATTATCCCAAGTAAAGCCAGTAGTTTGAGTTACCGTACTTGCCGAACTTTGGAATAGGACACCTCCCGTAAAACCAGATTGAATCTGTGTGGAGTTAACAACTATAATGCCGCTTGGTAAATTAAGATATGTTGTTGCAGAAAAAGTATTTGCACTTAATCCACCCGTAAAAATAGTACCCCCAGTCACAGTTCCTCCTGATAATGGCAAATAAGCTAATCTTGGTAAATTGAAATATGTTGTTGCCGAAAAAGTATTTGCGGTTAATCCGCTCGTAAAAATAGTGCCTCCAGTCACAGTTCCACCAGATAATGGTAAATAAGGTAATCTTGGTAAATTAAGATATGTTGTCGCAGAAAAAGTATTTGCACTTAATCCACCCGTAAAATTAGTACTACCCGATACGGTTCCACCTGATAAAGGTAGATAAGGTAATATTGGTAAATTAAGATATGTTGTCGCAAAAAAAGTATTTGCGCTTAAACCATTCGTAAAATAAGTGGGATAAATCACAGTTCCACCGCTAAACCCAATAGATCCAATTGCTTGTGCGAATTGTTGGACGGTCGCTTTATATGAAGATCCTGCCGGATTTTGGGAAGTGTCTCCGGTAATAACAATATGAAATAAATCATTTAATGTTACACCAGAAGCTAGTATTTGATCAGTTAATAATGCCATCTTACTAATAAATACTTGATTATTGGAATTGGTATATATCTCCATCCATAAAAAAGAAATATTCTAAGTCTTGGAATTGTTTTGGTAATGATGGGTCAATACTACAATTTAATATTTCAGTTAGACTACACCCAACAGAATCAACTAATGTTAGTTGTAAGGCAGGTGCGGTATTAAATTGAGCCGGTAGAGTAAATACGATTGGAAACGAATATCCGACACCTAAATAGGAACAATTATTACCATAAACATCACACGCTATACCACTAAATGGTGGTGTTACGTTAGTTGCTGATGATATAATAACCTGTGTTGCCATATTATGAACAACTTACACAAGATATATTGTAGTCAATCATTAGATTAACTTTTATCTCCGTATCTTGTAATGGATTTATTTGTTGGGTAACACAGTTTTTAGTAATATCATCACAAGATGTTGTTATTGTTATTCTATTTGAGGTTATGTCAACTGTAACACTTGATATCCCTGAAAAACTTTCTAAAATGTCTGTAATTGCATTTGCCCAAACTAAGTCACTTGGATAATCTGTCGCTCCTGTTGAAGTATAGAACTGTGTTTGAGCTGATTGTCCGCTAACCTCAGCATATACAGTAAATTCAGCAGAATTAATTACACAATTTGTATCACCACTAGTTAGATCATTAAATCCTTCCAAATACATTGATCTCATAGTTTTTCTCTGTACAAGACCACTATCAAAAAACTGTTCCTCACAAACTGTGTAATATCGGTAATCAACATATTTTTTAGTTCCAGTAAGTGTTACGGATTTCGTAAATGAACAACCACTAACATCGGTACAAGTCAAACTGTATGTACCTGCCGTTAATCCTGTGACTGTATCTCCAGTGAAACCATTAATACTACCACCACTCCATATTAAATTAAATGGGGGTTCTCCTGAATATATAAATGTTGTGATTGAACCGTCATTTCCATTTAATGGTTGCGTTGGGAACAAATCAAAATATACAGACTGACTGTAATCAACATATACCTCAAAACTTTGTATACAAGTTGGTGATCCTGAATCTTGGACTGTAAGGGTATAATTACCCCACTTTAAGTTATTAAATATTCCAACAGGACTTGTAGTTGTTGTTGGATCATATATTGGGCCGGTTAATGTGAAAAGGTACGGGAATGTTCCGCCTGTAGATACAGTAACTTCAACTCTACCATTACTACTACCACAAGTTGTCCCCGTAACCAAAGTTGTTGCACTATATAAGTTAACCGAACTTATCGTTGTTGTTGCACTATAAGTACACCCCGCAGACGTTACAGTAACTAAATAATTACCATTTGGTAATCCGTTAAATGTTTGATTTGGGTTCCCTAATGTTCCTATTTCTTGTATTCCTGTTGATCCTGATACCGAAATCAATAAATTGGCAACGCTACTTATTCCATTATCAACCAATACTTGTATTGATCCGTCATTTGTTGAGCAGAATGAGTTTGTTGTATTAACCGCAACAGTACTGAATGAATTAGGTGTTTGTAATGAAACCGTATCATATATCGTACAAAGTCCCGCATCAGTCACTAAAAATGAATAACCACCTGACGATAATCCCGTGAAAGTTACTGACGTATCAAAAGTTATCTCAACTTGACCTGAAGATCCGCTGAAGAAATATGGTGCTGTTCCACCCACAACAATAAACTCAACCTCACCGTCATTAGCAAAACAACTTGGTTGTTGTAATACCATAAACCCACCAGATGCCAATGGAGGAACTTCACCAACAACGAATGATTTTGTTGTTGTACAATTCTCCGTATTAGTTATTGTCGCCAAATATGTTCCCGCAGTTAATCCTGTGATTGTTGTTCCTGTCTGACCGTTGGCGTTTGGACTCCAACTTACCGTATAAGCACTTAATGGTGGTGTTAAACCTGTGATGAATATTTTACCACTACCTCCTTCAACACAACTCGCGTTATTTACAACATAACCACTAAAGTTAAGTTCGGTTGATGGTGTTACAATAACAGACGCTGTTATACCTGTACAACCACCCCCATCATTTGCAACAATATAATAAGTACCCGCGGATAAACTAGTGAATGCGTAATAAGGTGTTGGTGTTGTTGCCGAAGTAATATAATTATCAGATCCATCATATAAAACGAATGATGCGTTTCCATAAAGACCTGATGTAAATCCTGTGACAACCCCATTGTTTAATCCACAAGTGGTTGGTGTTGAATCTATACTTGTTGTTGTCCCTGTGGAGATGTATATTGGTTGTAATACTTTTGTTGATGACGCATCATAAATTTCAGCCCAATAAGTTCCGCCCGTTAAATTTTTAACATAATAAGTTGTTGTATTTGCCGATACCGGTAGTAACCCTAATCCGGTACCATCTACAACCCCAAAGTTAGGAGTATCTCCGGTTATTCTAAAATAAACCGCCCCTGATCCTGTATTACTACAATCACCAGTGACACTATAATTATATATCTGAATGTATCCCATTATTCGTTACAAAATATTTCAAATTCAATTCCTACGTTTATTTGGAAATCGTCAAAATTAGGAACACAGTTATTATTAAACACGACCACATTTTCATTATCCACATCAATATTATAACTATATCCTGATGTTAGTAAATTATCCAACGCATCACCCAAAGCATTAGTCCATTGAGTATCGGTTGGGTATTGACTTGGCCCAATTCCGTTGAAGAACTCATATTGTTGTATTAAAACCCCATTTTGTCGTATATCAACATACCAACTTGATGAAACAGTATTTAATGAACATACTGTTGAATTTAACCCATTTGATGTGAAAAAGGCTTGTAATGTTTGAGTTAACACAATACCAAAAGAAGTCACCAATGGGTCGTTATTCCAAGGATATAAACCACAAATAACCTCTTGAACCGGACAATCCAACACATAAAGTTGTGTTGATAAAGTACAAGGTTTACAAGGTACCGGAACAAACTTACAACCTTCTTGTCTTCTCCATACATATTTTTGTCGGTGAAAAATAGAGTTTTCCAATCTCACACCTGTATTCCAAATCGTTGTTGCTGGAACCATTTGTTCCACCATTCTGATCCAATAATTACCCATTCCATTCACATAATCAATCATCGTTTGATATGTGAAGTTATCATTTTCAATACCCGCTAATTTTTGTGATTCCAAGTATCTCCAATAAATTGATTGTAACGTAGGGTAACCACCTGTTTTACCATCAGTAATTGTTTGTCTGTTTCTGGTGTTAACCATATTTCTCCAAAACGTTTGAGCAAACTCAAAGAATGTTTTTTGTTTTGGTTTAGGTACAATTGTTGTCCAATCAATACCACCTAATTTAGGATATGGGTTTGGTATGTCACAAGGTGTTGGTGGTGTGTAAAATAACCCTTGTTCTGGAATTGGGAAGTTGTATTGACGAGACATTGTCCATACATCATAAACCAAACCTTGAGCCGGGTTCATCATAATGTCAACATTCTTTACATTCAATGTTAGACATTCTTCTCCCACCTCATAGTAAGAATTAAATCCTCCCTCAAAACTTGTTCTTAAAGTTGGGTCTGAATCAGTCCAACTCTTTTTATTATCCGCAACTCTTCTTAACTTAAACCCTAAGTTCAAATAAGGGAATTGTCTATATCGTTGTAAATATTCTTCACCGTAATTAAATGGTAATAATTGAGTTTGATAATTTGGGTTATTACCTGTAAATAATAAATTTGTTGGTACCGCAAACTCAGGCATTCTGTGTTGTGGTGTGGACTCAAACCATCCCCCACCAATTTGGAAGTAATATGTTTCAGATGCGGTTGGCATTTGAGGACAACCGAACGCGTCAACAGGATAATCACCTCTATCCGTTAAAACATTAGAATTAACCGAAAATGTTGTGAATCCCGTATATTGAACCCCTTGAATGTAGAATATATTATCACCTTGTAATACCGGTAATTGTAAACTTATCGTACCACCTGTAATTTGGAAGTATTGTTTATTAAACTCACTCATATTAATACGTTGGTCGGCAACATAAATATATTCATTAAAGTCAATTAGAGCTTCAGGTGCTCCAACCATTCTTAATAAACACTCTATTGACTTTCTTGTTCCTTTTGATTTAAATAGGTATGCTGAATTTAATATTAAGTTTCTATAGAACTGATAATTAATTTCTTCTGGTGTCGGCCCAATTTGTAATCCAGGAAAAGTGTTTGGTTGTGTTGAAAATACCGACTGTAACAACTCCTCGTTTGATATTGGTGAGAAGTTTGTTGCCCAACCCAAAGTTTGAGCCAAGTTCTTCAATAATTGTGAAGGTATATCATTTTGTACAGTATAATGAACACTGTTGATATTACCTAATGCGGATATGAAAGATTTTGTTTCATCAAAACTTCTTCCGTAAATCTGTAATAACTTTTCAAATTTTTGATCGGGTGTGTCAAATTCTTTTAACGCCCCTGTGGTAAAGAATCTTGAAATTAAGTTAGTATTGTATTGGTCTAAATTAATTGCAAAATCATTAATTTGTGTTAGGTAATTATCAAAACTTGATGTAACAATATCCAAGTTCCAAATACCGGCTTTAGGGAATGTTGCATACTCATTTGATATAGCAAATGAACCATCTTCTAATTCTCTTGGAACAACGAACTTTGCGGTATATGCCGGTGTTATTTGTCTATTGAGTAAGAAGTTCTCAACCGCATCAAAATTTAAATTAAATACTTTATTAACCTCAAAATCATTTGGTCTGACCACCAAGTAGTCATAAGATATTTGATTACCACTAAATGGATTTCCATCAACAATAATCTTTAAACTAGTTGAGTTACTGTCTGTAGGATATAAGTAGTTCAGAGGATATTGTTGACCATTAACAAATAGAATATATTTCTTATACTCTAATTTCATATTTCTCAATGGTGAAACTTTGTTTTCATTAAACATCATATTTGTTTCGGCATTTTGCGAAAAATCAATGTCAAATGGGTTTCTTATTGAGGATAATAGTATCTCTAATGTTGTATCGTTTTCAATGGAATCGTAACTTATATTAAATGCCGTTTCTTGATTTAAGAAAGTTTCCGTTTGTGGAGCTACCTCTAAACCAGCGGGAAAGTAGTTAATTATCTTAGTAATTGAAACTGAAAATCTTTTAACTAATGAACCATATTGGGTAAAGTTTGTAACCTGACTTAAATCATAGTTAGGGTAAACTCGGTAGTTTGCCGCTAATATTTCAGCCGATTCTACATTATTATCAATGTTGATAGATTCTAAATTGATAGGGTCAGAAAATGTTCCTATCGTAAAAGTTCTATTCTGTTTTTCAGTAATGTTTGTTGTGAAATTAAAATTCGCCTGTGTTAAACCACCACCCGCAACAAGCTGAACCCCAACTAAATTGTTAGAGAATTGGTTTGCTGCACTACTTTGAGGTGGACAAGTAAATTTCTGTGTTGCCATTAAACTGTTATGTTGTTAAATGCTTTAGAGAAGTCAATATTATCACCACGATCTTGTCTAACCTCATAAAGAAGTGTATTGAACTGATCTTTAATTTCGTACAAGTTGTATTGTTTGTAGATATTATTATCAGAGTCGTAAATAGTGTAAATACCGTCCTCAATAGATTTAGTTTGGTTACCGTAAAGTGCAATCGCAAGAGTTGAGATGTCTTGATCAACAATTTCAATTTCCGTACTTATAGGGTTAAAGTATGTGTTTGAAATAATAATACTTTGATTTGGTTGACCTATAAATGGTGTTGCGCTTGGTTTGTTAGTTGGTGATGATGAAGGTGATAACGTACAGAATAGTAAGTTTGTTGATCCCTCAACATAAGCATATCTAATAGATTTTTGGATCGTGTTAGTGAGGTTCTGAACTACAGGTTCACAGTAGAACGACGATGTTATAATTCTAAAAAAGTTAGGTATTTTAGTTCCGTCAGGGTTTAAATACTCAACTCTAAAACCAACTAACCCTTGATTAACGAATTTGTTTCTATATTCAACAGGAACATTGTTAAGGTCAATCACTATACCTTTTACATTTGGTAATGCCGACAACACACCACAATCAGTAATAGTTGTTCTGATTTGTGCCGGTCTAATCATCAAAGTGTAGATACCTAATCTGTTGAATTGGTCTGCAGGTAGTTTAAGGTTATATAAACCACCTAATATCTCAACACTACTTCCACCTGTTTCGGCGTTGTTGAAGTAGGGTCTCAATACGTCTTGAGCATTCAAAGTTGTTAATGTGAAGTTCTGAGTGTCGTCTCTTGATTCTGTATAAACCATTACGATCTCAACGTCTTCAGGACTAACATCTGATGGTCTTATAGTTCCATAATTACCTGTTGCCATTTTTAATCTTTTTTCCTTTTTTATAAATAGTTATGTTGATACTTTTTCAACATTAAAATATTTGTATCCGTATTTTTCTAAATCACCAACATTATCAACTTCACCCAATCTCATTATGTTCTCCAATGCAGTATACTTACCTCTTTCAATAAACACATTCGTTATGATTTCAGGTTCGTCAATAACATTTAATAATGCTTCATTCTTTGTTAAAGCACTTAAAACTAAATCACCCTGTTCTAAACCATACGAATCAACTACATAAATTGTATAGTCCTCGTAATCAAAGTAGTTTATACCGTTAATAGTGTATGCCGAATATGTTCCTGTGGGGTCAATCCCCCAATATGTTCCAATCGCACCTGTTGTTCCCGTTACTTGTATACCCAACTTATATTTTCCGCCGGCCAAGTTTATTTTTGGCCCGTATTGTGACAGATCATTAAGAGTTGATTCAGTATAACCTGTTATTATAAATGGAACGGAAGTGTAATTGTAAGAGTAGTAATCATTTATATCGGTATTTGAATCTCCAGTGAATATGTAATCATAACTTATTGGTGTTGCAGACCAATTACCACCCGCGGGATAAAATGTTATATTACCTTGTGGGTTCGTTACTGTGACGTTTGAGTATGGTGTTGTTACGGGTTTCTCAACTTTAGATATACCCCAAGGCGAATTAGCGGTTAGAGTAATCGTATAGTTATTTGATGATGTCGGATAAATATGAGTTAAAGGTGTGATACCAACAACTAATTGTTGTGGGGATCCGTCACCCCAATCCAAACTGTAAGTACATAATTGTAGGAACTTAATTAACTCTAAATCGGATGTATTGTAAAATGTGAAGGTGTACGGATTGAGAGTGTTTGCAGTAACAATAAAATTGTTTAACACATCCGCCTGAATAATTAAACCGTCAGTCGGAGTGTAATAACCTAAATCAACCGCAGACTCGGTCAACATTATATTAACTGTTAGACCAGTTAAAAATGATGTCCCACCCGTATTACCCGATAAAAGAAAATCCATCGGTAGATAAACACCTGTTGTTCCTGTTGTGGTTGCACTTATTGTTGTTGCCGTCAAACAGCAAGGATCAATAATTGTAGTGATGTCTGTTTCACCTGTGTATGGAACAAACACAAGATCACTTTTGATATTCTCAGGTGAGATAATAAACTTATATTCCTGTAATTCCATTATGGGTTAACATATTCATACCATTTTATCGGTGTTACGGAATCACCAACTCGTAAATTGGTTGATGTTGAGAACACTTCGTAAGTTTTGTTGTTATAATTCAAATCCACTCTATAATAGAAATATGTTGAGTTATCAAAAGTAAATTTGTTTGGGATGATTAAATTTTGTCGGGTATTAGTCATTCTCTTGAATACCCCAGTTCTAGCATCAAAGAAACTTGCGGTCATAAAAAATGTATCAATATTAATTACATCACGACTTCTTAACCAATAAATAAAGAATCCTTCCTTGTCACCAATATAATCTAAAACCATTTTTGGTTTTTTAATTTCCACTGAAGGGACTAATGGTGACAGAACAACTGTATCAGTTCTACCTTGTTGTACCGGTAAAATAATTGATAAATAAAGTTGTTGGGTCTTTTCATTATCACTATCAAAAAGGTCTAATTTGAAGAATGACTTTGTGAATGGTTTACTGTAATAATAAATTTGTTCTGTAGTAAACCCAAGATTTAAATATGATAAATTCCAAGACCCTACTGTTGTTGCGGTTATCGGTTGTGAGTTATCATAAAAATAAAACTCATAATCAATTGAGGTATCAAAATTAGAAAATACATTGTGACTAAATCTTGAAATCTCAAAATCGGTCGCAGTCCCAATTACTTGTTTTAATATGGATGTTTCGTATTCACTGATTGCTTCGTCCCTTCCAGTGAAATCCCATTGCATATTAATTGGAATATTAATAGATTGGTCTAAATCTGTTTTTAGTATTTTTACTTTATTCGCATTCATCTACTAATGGGTCTTCAATTGTGATTATGTTCTGAGGAACTTTACCTATTTGTGCGTAATCACTTGGTATGTTATAATTTTCAGGTGTAATTCTAAATATGGTGTTCACATATGGGTAGTGAGCCCCATTCATAAATGGGAAATCAACACCAACACCTTCGTTGTCTATAAAACCATATGGATATAAATCTCTCCATCTAAACAAAGCATTGGTTGTGGAATAATACGCATAAGGTGGTATTCCCACAACTTTACTTGAACTGCCTTCTTCAATATAATCAGAGAACGCACCTATCTGTATTGCGTTATGTGGTTGATAAAAATACCCAACCTGATTTGTACTATTCAACCCGTTATCAACGATGGTAAACCAATTTTGATTAAACTTTATTTTATGTTGATAGGTAGAAATTACTCTCTCTAATTGTTCAAAGTTATTCCATTCACAAAAATCCCCATCAATAGTATCTCCCGATTGTAATAATTTATTAAAGAAGAATGGACCAGATCCAACTAAAGATGTGTATTGTGTTTGGGGTATATTTGTATTTGAATTGGGGTTACTTTGATCCCACCAAGTTTGTGGTTTTTTGTTTTGTAAAAATGTGTTGAACTCCCAACCTTGTTTCATATTTCTTGTCCAACCAAAATACCCTCTCCAAATTGTGGTAAAAAATAATTCAGTTAGTGGTCTATTTTGATTATCAATCAAACCGTTGATGTTTATATCACAATTAAACGATAAATTATAAGATCTACTACCTTCTTTAATTGAAGTTCTCTGTTTTTCATTTGGTGTTAGAACTTTAATCTCACATTTCTTTTTATCACCATATATGTTTCTCTCAAAACCAGCGTTAACTAAAACCGCACAATCAGGGTTAGTAATGATTTTGTGTTTACGAATATAATATTGACTAATAGTGTCCGCAGAATTAGCGGCATTAATGACTCTTCTAAAAGTTCCTTGAGTGTTCGTTTGGAATGTGGTACCAGTATATCCAACGTTTCTAATATTAAAAATATATTCATTTGATCCTGATGCTCCATCACCCAAACTAGTTACTTGGAACATATTATTTCCATTATAATTAATAGACAAATAAACATACTCACCAACAGACAGTCCGTGTTTCATTGGTGATTTGAATACTATGTTATTACCCAATAAATTAGATCCTACAACAACATAAAATGGTATTCCGTTTGATGCGACCCAAGACCAATTTAGATTAGTATCTGGTTCAACCGTAAATAAAGTTTTAGTAAAGTCATTGGCGAAGGCATAACTCATATAATGAGACCAATTATAAGTTGTTGCACTTACACTTTTAAAGTCAATGTGGTTATTTGGTGGTTGAGTGTAACCCACAACACCGTTATCCGTTCTGATAAAATCAAATTCAGGATATTGTGGTAAACCTTCCCACGGCACGCTTTGGTCTGTTGCAAATGGGGGTTGGTTACCTTGATAGTAATAGTTTTGAGCATTACCCACCGCATTGGTATAATATAAATTATCTCTAAATGGAACGTAAGTGGTTTCACCCGAAATAGCATTTTCAAATAATATTGTGAATTTTGTTACGGGTCTAAAAATAGTTGATGTTTGTCTTTCTTCTTCAAACACATTTACCAAATTTAAATCAACACTTCTGTCGTATTCAACTAAATCTTTACTTGTTTGACTGAACGGTATGTTAATAAACTGATCTGTTCTTGGTGCGGATTTATACCTCTGCGTTGATAATATTATTCTTTCTGTTGGATCTACGGTCATTATTCTTCAGTTGTTGCTACGTAAAGTTTATAGAACCTGTCTACCGCTGTTTTACCATTATTCAAACCAAAATAGAAGTGGTAAGGTGCTCCAACCACAACCGCTTGTGAATTAGATCCGGTAGGTTGTCCTTGTATAATGGTACTAATTGGTGGTTGTGGTGCCGGACCATTTGTTGATCCTGTGTAATTAGCAATGTAACCTAATTTAGTTGTTTGAGTTATGTATTTTTCCTGAAGAGTATCAAAGTCAAGATCTTGGTATTTTTTACTAAAGAATCCACCACCATAAACTGTATCAGTAACCCAGTTGTTATCTTCAGTTCCAAAGATATTCATAGTAGGGTCACTTTTCTTTAAAGACCATTTGTAATGTGGAACAACTTGTGATTTAGAATAACCGAATTTTTGTTGAATTAGTGGTGAAGTACTATAGGTTTCAATTCCCGGTGATTCTATTTTTCTATAGTTTAAGTTTTGTTCTGGTGTTTGGAAAAACACACCAAACACAGGTTTAATGTCCGCACCTGATGGGTAAGAAGCGGGATAATAGTTATCACCAAAGAAAATATAATCATTACTTGGTACGTTCTCAGTAATGAAAGGTAATACTTTCCACTCTGAATTAATTGATAACATTTGAGCCCAATCACCATCAATTCTATAACCACCTCTTGTACTGTTAAAGAACTGAATAATACCTTTACCCTCACTTGAGTCCCCACCAGTACTAACAGGTATCATTCTTTGTCTAACACCCTCATTTAATACTCTTGATAAGAACCCTAATTGGATGAGGTCAGAATTATCTTGGTATGATGTCGCTTTTAATTGGTCAGCATAATAAGATCCGAACCCATCAATACCATTACAACAAATCTCATTAATGAAACTGTCTCTTGGGCCTAAATCAACAACCGTTATTGGGAATTGGATTTGTTTTTTATTATATCCAAAACCAGGGAATGATGATAATGATCCGATTGCGTTTTCCGTTGGTGAATTTTTACCAATAAAATCCGAACCATTCCACGGCGAAGATCTATAATAGAAACTATTTGATAGGTCGTTGAATACAATAACGTTATCACAATAAGTGTAGTTAGGTTCAAGGTTCGCACCAAATGTGGTTCTCTTGTTAAAGGAGAACATATATAATGAACCGTTTAACCAATTGTTTTGGAACACTTGAGAGAATATTCCTCTACAAGCAGCAAAGTTCATAGTAAATCTAACTTTCCACTCCAAGAATAATCTTGCATCATCGGGGTATTGTACTAAATATGTTTTATTCAACAAACAATAACAACCATTAACCATTCTGTTTGCCGGTATAGAACATTGATCAGGTGGGATAACCCCAACATTACTTCCTGAACCACTGTAACACTCTAAAGGTACCATACCTTCACAACTCAATGTACTGGTTAGTCCTGAAATAAATGGATCTTCATCTTGTTGGTCTCCTGTTGGTAAATCTAAACCAGCACTTATTGTTGGTTCAGTGGCAACACCAGTTGCATTATAAGCGGTAAAATTATTATTTTGGTGTAACGCATAACCCGTATTATTCTGAACTCCGTTCTCAACTTTGGTTGATGTTGGTAGTCTATCACTCCTCATAACAATGTTTGTACTTTGGAATGTGACGGGGGTAAGTCCGAATCGGTAATAAGCCGGTGAATATAATACTGAAATATTACCGCCAACATTAGTGTTGTTAAACCAACCATCTTGGGTGTTATAATATTGTTTCTTCTGACAATCTTGATCACATCCTTGTGTTGAAGAATTAGTATCTATTGTTTTTGTGAAATTTATATTGGAGTTCCAAGCCAAGAATGATCCACCACCAACGTATTGTGTAGGTGCAGTTTGGGCTCTTGGTATTGTATAGTTAGAGTTTGATAAAACTTCATATAAATTACTACCTACGGTTAATTGTGATGTGTTTTGCCAAGTAGGGAAAACAGGTGTGTAAGAACCGATACCAGCAACATTAGTATCATCAGTACATAAATAAAAATATGGTAAGTTAGACGTAAATGCTGTGAATTTTGTTGTGTCGGGCGTAAACGCAAATGAGGGGAAATACAAATTAGATACGTTATTAGTTGTACTGACGTGACTAACCGGTTTATTACCTGAGGTAAATGAGTTATAACCTTGTATTGGTATGTTCAAGTAATATGAACCTTCAACCTCAACAGATCCAAAAGATGTAAAACCAAATATTTTAGATAAATCATATTTAATCGTCTGTTTTGGTGTAAATGGATCAACACCTCTAACAAAGATACAAACCTCATATCCTTGCCATCCTTCCATTAATGTTACAACATTATTAATTGTCCAAGAACTAAATGTAGGTTGAGGCGGAAGATATACCGGACAATCTGGTGTTTGGATTTCTATATCGTGTCTCAAATAATTGTTAGGATAATAACCGGTAGTTAACTGATCAATATCAATAAATTGATTAATGGTAAGCCCTGTAACTAATTGAAAATACTCAATATCAGTTGCAAACTGTAAGTAAGATGCTTCAACATTTGTATTACCAACAACTGGTTGTTGACTAACTTGTGGTAAATTAAGAACTATGTTTGCCGGTAAATTAACTTGTTGGTTAGTAGGGTCAGCGTACTGTATTAAAGTAGGTATTGAGTTACCTGTTAATGTTGTACCTGTAATTGAATTAGTTCCAAATTGGTTAAGTGTTGCCCCCGTTAAGTTAACTAATCTGTTTGATGATTGGGTATCCGTAAAATTAGGGTCTTGGAATGAACAAACATTACCAATACCGATTTGGTCTATTGCTCCAGGACTCATTAATACAACAACAACTTGGTCTGTAAATGATTGTGACCCCAAACTTGGGTTAACTGTTGTTTTTACTTGATTGACACCACTAAAGTACTTGTCTCTTGTGTTGAAGTCATTTAATTGTTGTGGGAATGTTTTTGATTTGGGATAAGCGAAGAATCGTCTGTCAGGTGGCCCTAACGGTTGTTTATCTGTTGCCCATAAAAATGGTTGTGGTGCGTGTAACAAATATTTTTCATTATCATATAATCTATTTGGGTTATTTGAGGATTCAACATCATATCCTGAAATTACTCTCGCTAAATCTAAAGAAGCCTGAACAGCCAAATCTTGATTAATATCATCATCACCAATATTAGCGGCTAATGTTTTAAATGGCCCAGTATTACCACATTGATATGGATAGAAATTAGGATCATCAGCCGGACCCGATAAATTTGGGTGATCTATTACATAAGACCCCGCAGAGTTAACAGGTGCAATTATACTTAACGATGGTATTAGAGTATAATCATAAAAACTACTTGACCCCCCTTGAGCAGCGGCATCTATCTGATCATTAACACTATTAATGTCAAAATTATCGTCTTGTTCCGCATTTCCACAATCACAATCACAACTTGTACAATCAGGGTACGCAATCATAGGTAATGAAATTCTTGGGAAACCTTTCACCTTTATCGCCGCGGCAACGGCAAATACACCAAACGCAATTGCCAAAGCCAATTTAAATGCTGCGGCCGCAATTAAGAAAATTCCCGCAAAAATTAATCGTATACCCTCAAGTATAAATCCAACATTCACAGTTACCCCAACACCTAATTGAATAACTCCAGCTGCGGAATTAAATAATTGTATACCATTTTGTATCGTATTAAACAACGCAACTGCTGCATCGTAAGTTAGGTAAATACTCAAGGCTATTAACACATATTTGAGTACTGGCCATATGAATGAGATGAAGTGAGCAACAAATAATAAAACTAAAATTGGGAATGTTAGTATATTAATTAGTATGTTGAATACAAAAAATATTGGATCAAAGTTTCTAATTATATCATTTACCGGAAAAGTATTAACTGTTGATTTACAAGATCTATTATCAATCTCTTTAATACCTAAATGCCTTGCTCTACCGATCCCATTCTTATATCTATCCAAGAACATTGCTGTGGTATATACCTTGTTGTAGTTAAACTCATAGAATGTGTCCTCACAATCAATTGCCTCTTGTGGGTTAACGTAGTCGTCCCAATCTAAACTAAAAGCATATGATTTCAATAGTTCAAATAATGTTTCAGGATATACCGTAAATGAAAAATCCTGACTTACGTTAGGGTTGATTGGTGTTCCTATTATTTGAATTGTATCACCAAGATTAAACGGTATTGAATTTTGTGATCCAATATATAAAACTCCGTTTATGTATATGTTATATGATGAACTGTTAGGTGCATCATCAAATGAAATACCGGCATCAAATCCAAATGATTGTATTTCCGTCACTCCCGATGTGGAACCTGCTTGGATTTGATATGTGTATGATTGTGTTGACTGATCAAATGGGTCATTAGCGGAATTAGACCACCCGTACTCTTTAACGTTTGGAACTAAAAAGTTTGCTCTTTGGAAACTGTTCTGTAACCCTTCTTGGTTTTGCCATTTTATTTTGAATCGGTATTTACCTTTTGTTGGTATTCCTTTACTTGGGTCGTCAGATAATACTTGTTCCCCAAATTCGTTAGTATAAACATAATCCAAGTTCATTGGTACATTAAGAACATATGCTCCGTCAGGATCAATCACTTTACCTTCTTGTTCAACTTGATAGACCTCTAAAATTGGTAATCCTTGATCGTCAGAATTAATTGTTTGTCTTATTGCTTGTATCTCACCAGGGCCAGCAACTAATTCACATAAATTACCCGTATTGTTTTTTGGTTTACAATTGGTTTTTAATGCGTCATCATCAGTTGTCGATATAATTGACCCCATAAAGATGGAGGTTGGTTGGATGTTAATATTCGCTTGTTTGGTTAAATCAAAATCTACTCGTGTAATACCAACTTGACATAAGTCTTGGTCACCCCAAAATGGTGCAACATCCACGTCAAATACCAAATTTTTAATCTGTGGTAGTTCTCTTAAGTTTGTTGAGGTTCTAAATGTTGATCCATTAACTTGTGTTTCCGTTGCCAACCCTTGTTGTATCAAATCTTGTGGTGATAAAGAGAAACAACCAATGTCAGATAAATCAACGTCCATTACAATTGTTTGAGTTCCAGTGGGAACACCGAATATCATAAAGTCACCACTATCATTAGTTGTTACGGTGAATCTGTAATACTTGTCGTAAACCTCAATATATGATTCGTCCATCAAAACATCACCAACATTTGGGAATGTCCCTGTTGATTTATGCCCTTTATAAGATGGTAATTTTGGTAATAAATTATATCTATAACCTTCCTCATTGGTATCAGTTATGGTTTTGAAGGGGTATAGCTCAGAGATCACTGGGTCAAACTCATCCGCATCATCCAATGGGATAAAAACGGAAACCTTTGCGTTTGGCAAACCAAACCCATTATTAACAAAAACACGACCAACTACAACACCGTAATCGGCACACATTCTTGTATATAAATCGTTTGCGAGAATCTTTAAAGATAGTACTTCCAAAGATTCCCAATCTTGTTCTAAATTGACGTTAATATATTTGTCAACACCGACTTCGGTTCTTATTCTATATGATTTGGGCATTAAAGATTTCGTTTTTTCATAAATAGTTTATTTCCTATTTTAGAAAAAATAATCTTATTTTGAGAAAAATAAATCTCTATGAGAAGTTTACTGATTTTAAGTTCAATACCCTCACATTAATGTCCTTATTTGGGTATCTAATTTGGTAAGTTTGTGTTGGTGTTGCGAAGATTGTATCTGCTGTTGGTTGTATTCGTCTTGTCAATGGATCCGAATATGGCATTGATGTTTGAGCTGAAGAATATTGTCCTCCAACTTGGTTGAAGAATGCGATGTCAGAGACACTTACAATACCGTTTTTAGACTGAATTATTCGTCTTAATTCAGAGATATTAACATTTTGACCTAACTCCCTAACTAAAGGGTTAAAGAACTCTGTAACCAACTGAATTACTTTAGCGATAACCGCACCTTGGTTTTGACTATTATCTAAAACAACATCAACAGTAACTGATAGATCAATTGTTTCCGCCGCTTCTATTGAGATGTAGTCATTTATCATACGATAATTTGATAGGTAATTAGCTACGTTTTGTTTCAAGGTATTTGAAACGACATTAGTTAAACTACCACTCGTGTCATAAGACAACATTTTAATTTTGATCTTATTATTCTCTTCGGTAATCGCGACTTTAGCAGGTGCGCCAAATTGAGACGGCATTGTTCGTATGATTGAATTGTAGTCATTAACTGTAACCGCTCTATTTTGAGCCGCAAAGTTAAATGCAACCATATTTCTAACATCTTCAGTTGTTGGTAAGTTAGCCCCACCAATAGCTGCAGTTACGTTGTTACACTGTAAACTGTTAATCACACTTCGGTTAACGGAATCTGACGGCCCATTAACGGCAAATGAGACGGTACCAATTTGATTAATTGTGTTAATACCTAAATTACTCGCTAATCCACCACCAATCCTATATTGAACGAATAATGTTGTGTTTGGTGTTAAAGCAGCCCCCATAGCAAAGTTATTAGTATATCTACTTAAATCAAAACCTTTACCATCACGAGCAAATTCTCTTAATTGTTGTTCCGCAGAGATATTACCACCACCAAAAGTCATTTTACAGAAACCTTCAGGGGTATATTCACTAATGAATTTGTTTGATGTTGTTATATATCTACCTACTTTAATTCCGGGTTGATCCGACACTTTAGTTGGGTCTTCAATGAAAACTCTATCTTGTACCAAAGCATCAACTTCAAACCATCTCTCAGGCCCTACCGTGATAAAATCTTGTGGTTGTGGTATTGTTGAGTACTGTGTCCCTGATTTAAGAAGAACACTTGTAATACCCAAAACATTTTTTTCGGGTAAGAATAATTCTAAATAAGGTCTAGCGTCGTTAGCTGTGATCACTCTCTTATAAACTTTTGTAATACCATTAACAACAACTTCTCGTTTAACAATCGTATAATTAATAAGTTTACCACTTGAATCAAAGTTTGGTATTTTTACTCTATTTGGTGATCCTTCAGCATTTATTGGTGAAGCAAAATCAATATCATAAACCGTTTCAAAAGGTTGTCCCGCACCATTAACTTGGGAACCTCTTCTTAAGACACCACAATATCTTAAATCTTCTCTATCACCAAAAGCAGGAACTGTAATTGAGAAATCAACCAAAGCAACTGATGGTCTTTGACCTGGTACTTTTAAACCATAAGTTCTTGCGATATTATAAACGGAGTTCTTCTGTTGAGCAAACTGCAATACAGTTTCTTGAATACTTCTATCAATTTGAAAGTTGAGGTTATCTGTTACCGCAGCGTTCATATCTAACATAACAGAAAAAATACCCGCATCATTAAAGTTTTGTACTAGTTCAGGATAATATGTTCTAGTGAAGTTAATTAATTCCGTTCTTACTCCTTGAAAATCTCGGACTGTATAAGATATATTCTTTTCTGCCATATACTATTAAATATTAATAATGATAAAATCACTAGATTCAAAAGCGGAATCCGTTATTCTATAATCTATTTTAATTCTTGCGGTGTGTTCTAATTGAGCAATATTGGTAACCCTAAATTCTCGTTCACCATCTTTATTTACCGTATAACCTTTATCCTCCAATCCCGCAGACGCAGGTTCAACAGTTATATTAGTCACTTGTAGGTTTGGCATGTAATTACCGATTGTGTCTCTAATTTCTGATTCAATATCTGAGAATGTTGGCCCATCAAGTGGTTCAAATATATACTCATAAAGACGAGTTCCAAAATCAGGTAAGAAATACCTTGATCCTTTTCTTGTCAATAATAAGTGAACTAAGTCAGATCTAATCTCACCTTCAGTAGAATTTGTTACATCCAAATATCTACCTGTGAAGGAATCCACAAAAGGAAAAGAAATACCATATGTAATACCATTTGCCATATCTAATAAATATATGTCG